GAGATCTTGCTACTGCATTTCCAAACTGTGTTATTGTTTCCCTTGCCTGATCGGCTGACATTCCTACTGATTGCAAAGCTGATGATGCCTTAACTACCTCAGGCAATGCAAGACCAGGATTCTCAGCCACCTTTCTTAACTTTTCTAGTTCCGTTGCTGCTGCCTCACTACTGCCCATAATAGCAGTCAATCCATTCTGTAACTTTTCAATATCAGCAAAGGCTTTTAATGATGCCGTTCCAATACCTATGATCGGCAGTGTTAAACTTTGTGTCATTGTAGAGCCAATGCTCTGCATCTTAGAACCAAAGCGTGACATCGCTGTCTCGACCTTGCCCAGTTCCCTAGATAGGTCAGAAACATCAATGCCAAGTTTAAGCATCATTTTAGCACCATTCGCCATAGCTATAATTTATCCCATTTTTCAAAAATCTTAACTTCATCATCAGTCAACTTGCGATGTACATCTTTAGGCTTAACAACTTCCCAGGGAAACTCTACTAAATCAGTTGGCTTTAAAGATTTGCCTTTAGCTGTATGCACATTTAATAGCAAAGTTGTCTGCCATCTTAACCGCTCCCAGGCTTGTTGTTCAATTGCCTCTTGGTAATTGTTATGACCTTGCATGGCCATTATTACCTCTCTAAATGACATCTCGTAGTATTGCGGAGGAGGAAACTTTAGGACACCGAAGCAATATCTTTCGATATATTCCAGCGTCAGTTCACCGCCTCCGCTACCTCGTTTTTTGTTTCCTCATCTACCGGTACTGAAATCTCTGAGCTGATTAAATCAGTAATTCTATTTATCCCTCCTTTGTCCTGGTCCACAAGGTCACAAAACTTTTCTAATGTATAAGGGCATTTTTCTCCTTGTTGTTTATAACCTGCCTGCACACCGGCAAAGGCAAGTTCTAAAGCAAATAGAAGATCATCGCCAAGTTGGGAGAGGTCACTTAGCTTCAGATTCCTCTCCCTTAAAAAAGTCCCTAACACGAACATCCCAAACTTTACCGGGATGTCCGCATTAGCAATTTTAATAATCTTCATGTTAGGTATTTTTTAATTTTAAGCTTTAACTGTCTTGGCAATTACACCGCTCACATCAAAGCTCGCAGAATAGGAAGTGTTTTCTTCCACCGCAGCGTTAAGGTCAAGTGATGTCACAAGAGCAGTCATGGTAAACACATTGTCTCCGGCAACATCAGTAGTAAACTTAATTGTTAGTCCTGTGCCGGATACAAGGTCGGTAAACAAGTCATCAAATAGGTAATTAGTAGATGAGTCACCTGGTCCTGCATACAGAGCTTCTGTTGAAAGTGTGCCTGCAAGTTGACCTTTCTTTACCTCTCGCCATCCGCCTGATGCTGAGTCCTTGGTCAGGATTTCACGCATTGTGGCAGTGATGTTCATTTGGCAGCTTGTAGCATAGCCGATGGCAGTTGAGTCCTTATAAAGTCTCATCAGCGTGCCATTAATTATTCCTGTTGTAGCCATTTATTTATTTTTTAGGTTTTGACAAATCTTTTAATTCTTCAGCATCATCTTCTTCCAGATACGACATTGGCACTGGCACTGGAATGTAGATCGGCTCTTGCTGTTCCTTTTTCTTTTCCGGCATTTGCTCTACCACAAAGTCATCATCCAACTTTTCCGCAATGCCATCTGCAATCAATTGCCTTGCAAAGTCCTCAAGGAATACACCGGTAGCACCGATAGGTTTGTTGTTCCAAGTTTTAATTAATCGTACTTTCATTATCTTTTCATTCTTGCCATAAAATCTATTGACATCCAATATACATTTAGATCCTCGTTGTAAGCCTGAGAATCGCTGGACATATACTTAATCGTCTGCACCTCAACACTACTTACAGTTCCTACAAATCTATCCAGCCTATTTCTGACACTGTTTGCAAGCGTTTGTGTTGTGTCGTAATTGTTTGTGTACACATCTACCTGCACATTGTATTCATCCAGGTTAGCAATTGAGTCCTTGTAGTCAACAGGTACACTGTTTGTAATGGTATAAACAATAAATGGATAGGCAACATTTTGCGGAGCAATGTCGGGATAGATGCGAAGTCCGCAAGTACCAGTTACCGCAGCATCAGTTGAAAGCCTTCCATATATTACTTTACCTATCATGCTATTTGCCAGAATTTTCTAACTGCTTTTGTCATAACTTTTTTACCTTCATCACTCATTTTCTTAAAGACAGGTATTTCAGAAAGCCTTTTTGCCTTCATTACTATTTTTGTTCTCCATGCCTTGGCTGAACCTAATACCATGTGCGCATAAAAACCGTTGTATGATGTTTCACTATTAAGCAACTTACCTTTGCCCTGGTCCTTGACATAATGTGGACCAATTGCACCAGTCTTCCATTTGTATTTTTTTAAAACCTTTGACAATATTTGAACAGACCGTTGCAAATTACCTGGTGTTATTTCATAAATATATTTTCTGTCATCTCTACCTATGCCTAATTTATTAGTCTTTGAATAGCTTGTAAAATAATGCGTCTTTGTTGATTTTGGTACAATGTTTCTATAAATGTCATGTGCTATCGGTACAGCAGCATCAATAATTTCCATTCTTTGTTCAATAGTAACTTGTTTAAGCAATCCTTCAAGTTCAACTATTGCATCTACCATTCCTGCAATAACCAACTTATTGCGAGTAGGCTTGCCTTGCGCTTGCTTTAAATTATTTATTTGTCTGTTAGTCAGGTATGCCATTATGCGTAGTTCTCATTAAATGATGCAAATAAATACAAATATTGCCTGTCCTCACTTATCTGTACATTTTCTATCTGATATTTTTTATCAAGATAGACTAATCTCATTTTCTCGTTTATGTCTGTGCGATACCTGCAAACAACTCTTATCTGTGACTTTGCCGTAATTTTACCGCCATCTATGTTCTCGTTGTTTGTTCCTTTATAATCCACCTTCCCCCAAACAGTCTCAAGTGTAGTCCATGTCTGCACAGGATAACCAGTTGCACTTGCAGCCTCGCTTACTTGTTCAACGGTTATGCGTTCTCGCAATCTTCCAATCTCTTCCTTCTTATTAAACTTCATCAGAAATATTGACACCTGTATTGATCGAGCAAATACTGGGATGCTGTTGGTAATTGTTTAACAAAATCTTCTCTATTGTCGTAGCCATCGGCTATCATCATTAATATTGCCTGCCTTATCTGGAATGGAACACCTGAGCTTTGCGAGCTGTATCCTGCTGTGTAAGTGATGGTCACATCATTAATGTTTCCGTACAATGTTGGCCATGATTTACCAAAAGCAAGGGTAAGTCTCCCTGGCTTTGTAAAGGTGTCCACTATATAATTAGCAGCATCAAATGTCTGAGTAGTATTTTGCGAATCAGCATAACTAAATGTGCTAACTGCAATAACCGGAGATACGGATAGGTAAATAGTGGGATCACGCAGCCTGTCTAACTTTTCAGTTATTGTTTGCGTAATTAATGCCTGGTTCAAATAACTCTCTGCTTGTTGCCGTGCAGCAGTAATTAGTGATGTAATTAGTGTATCATCTGCGGAGGTGTCAACCTTTAGATAGTTTTTAACCTCAGACAATGTCCAAGGCTCATTCACAGGTGCAGTCGTTACTTTCCAAGCCATTGTCTATTTTTTAAAAGTAGGGAAGGCAATTAATACCTTCCCTAATAATCTCCCAACCTTTATAAATTCTTTAAATGCTTGATTGCAGCTGTTTGTAGCAACTTGCCATCATACCTCGCATACATCAAGAAGCCAATTTCCATTTCATCCATAAAACGCTCACGCAGTGGCACAAGGACATTGTTGGCAACCTGGCGTATAATGTATTTGCTCCAATCACCAAAATAGATAATCTTAGCATCAGCAGCCTGTGCAGATGGTAAGTCATTATTTACAAAGTAAGGGAAGCCTAACAATCTGTCTGGCTGACCTTCTCTAAGTGATGGCTGGAATAATGGCAAATTGTTAGAATCAAAGTTTAACTTTCTTACCGCAGATAAAATGTTGTCGTGCATCATAAAGGCAGCCGATGGACTGTTCCTGTATGCAATATCAACACTATGCACTAAGTCAATTAAGTTAGCAGCAGTAAATGAGCCAGTAGCTGCTGATTCAACACCGGAAGGAGCTGCATCCTTAAAGCCTGTTGGCTTACCGGAGCCATCACCAGTTGTAAAGGCAGTGTTCAATGCTCTACCTAAACGCTCACCTAACATGTTTGGCAATTCAGTTGGCAATAATCCAAACTCATCGTTTGCCCATTCTACAGACACTCTTACTAAAGTGTTACATACATGCGCAGCAAATGTCTCACGGGTAAAGGTCATGTCTTGAACGGTTACAGATCCGCCTTCTGTATGCCAGTTAGCGCTTGTGCCTGTGTCGTTTACTTTTGGCCAATATAATGTCCCTGCCTGAGGAGTTGTTATAACTCTCGAAACCTGGAGCATAGGTCCATAATACGCCATTGTCCTTTCAAGCTCATAGCTAAATTGGTAAGGAATAACATAGCCACCTGCCAAACCTGACTCCGAAGTTGTAATGGTCGCAGTACCACGAATCTCACGAAGGATGCTGCGCTCATTGTGGCTAAGGTCCTTTTTAGCAATTGCTTTAAAGAAAGCCTTGTTGTAATCCTCTGACTTAACAATGTCTCTGACATTTGATGGCAAAGCCTCCATTGTCTGTTCAATAACATTGCTTCTCACTTCCTGGTTAATAGTGTCCCATTTCTCAAGTCGTGAAATTTCAGTAGTGTAATTGGCAAAGGATTGGTCAGCAGCATCCCATTGTCTGCTTTCCTCCTCATTCATTAGTCTGCCTTCAGCGGCAGCTCTTTTCTGCAAGTCCTCCATTATCGCATAATCGGAAGCCCGCTTTTCTCTTAACTCTTTTGCAGTCATTTTATTTTGTTTTTAATTTTAGTAAATGCAGGGCATTCCTGCGATTTTCGTTTACAATGTGTATGTCATTTTGTTTTTCAATGTCGCACACTTCCTCAGCATCTTTAACCTTATTTGTCATTTCATCAAAAGACCTTCTTGCAACATTTGTGTCCGGATTAGCCGGATAAGTTACCGCTGAGACATCATACACCTTGCCAATGCTTCTGATGATACGCCTTGGTTTCTTGTAGCCAGCTTCCTGCCAGTCCTCTTTTTCAACAGTAAACGCAAAGCTACTCTGGTAGATGTCACCTCTTTTAATCATTTGCAATAGGTCATTGCCAAGTGTAGTGTCTGGTGCTTCAAACTCGTACTCAAGAC